TTCCAACAGCAAGGAGAGGATGCTTCAGTACATGAAGGATAACTTTGAGCGCGGGATGATGGGCATCAAAAGCATGGACACCCTAGAAGAGATGAAGGGCATCGTGCGAGAGTCTGGATTCATCGGAGCGCCTGGTCGTGGCAAGGACGATAGGGTCATCGCATCTGCCCTGGCAGCCGTGGCTTATGCTGAGCAAGTACAGCCTCGCCTGATTGCCCAAAAGATTACTTACAACGTCAGCAAGGCTCAAGAGAATTTCACCCCCGAACAACTGGGTGTCGGGCGCAACGTCAGTGATTATTTAAAAAGGATTGGCATGTACTCTTGATATAATCTTGTCAGGAGGTCAAAATGGACACTGACAAGAGGCGTGAGCAGAAACGATTGGCGGCAGAGAGATACCGAAAGGCAAACCCTGAGGTTGTCAAGCAAAGAAACAAAGAGCAGTACGAGAAGAACAAAGAAAAACGCATTGCGTATGCAAAAGAGTATTACTCAAACAACTTGGAAAAATTGACGTTTGCTAGCAAACAGAGATATGAGCAGAGCAAGGAGTCAATACTTGAGAGTCGAAGGGGGTACAGGCAAAATTATCCTGAACACTTTGCAAGACTGGAAAGAAAATATGACCTGTGGTCTAAGTACCGCTTGACCCTTTTTGATTTGCAAGGAATGCTCAATCAACAAAATGGCTTGTGTGCAAACGATGGATGTAAAACAATGTTGACTACTGGTAAATCTGGCTACTGTGTTGACCATGACCATAAGACAGGTCTTGTTCGTGGATTGCTTTGTAGGAGTTGCAACTTGGCTTTAGGCCATACCAAAGATTCTTTGCAACGATTGCAAGGACTGATTGATTATTTGAAAGTCAAAAATGGAACTTGAAATCATTTCAGATGCCCCAAATGGGGAACAAGACAGATCCAGAATCCGCAAACTGTTTGAGAATGAGGGTTTCTACGTACACAGCATGACCCTGCATGTCTTCCCAAACAGCCAGCAATACTATTTCAAGAGTGTGGTAGAGCAAAGTGACACCTTTAAGCAAGACTGAACTCAAGCGTCAGATCAAAAAGTTCCTGCACGACAAGAACAGAGGCATCTCTGTAGCCTTGTTTGCAGAGCTTTGCGGGGTATCCAAGACCATGTTGCTGGATGTTTTCTACTATGAGAAAGAACCACTGTCAGAGATGGTGCAGCGCAGGGTCAACAAAGCCTACATGCAGTGGAAAGCAGGGACAGTCAAGATAATGAAGCGGCAAGACAACACCCGATATGTGGACTACAGAAAGGTTCCAGAACCTCCCATCATGCACGGCATGGGGCTGAAAGTCACATCTGAGGGCATCAAACTGCGTGTTGGAATGGTCAACCGGCACGATTACAGTGAAATTGACCTTAACGAAGCACTAAGAGGGTAACTATGGGCATTCTGAGAGATTATTACTGCGAATCACACGGTGTATTTGAAGCATGGGAGCCTGAGTGCCCTATGAAGCACTGTAGCGCCACCATTTCCGTCATTCACCTCAAACCAGTGGGCATAAAGTCGGATAAAACCAAGAAAACGGACAAAACCGTCAAACAATTGGCTATTGACTACGATATGACCGACATCAAGACCACCAGAGAGGGTGAATACCAAACTGGCTACATGAAACGCCACAATAAGCTCTCTGACAAAGAGTTTGAGCAGGCTACAGAGGCTATGCAAGCCCAAAACAAAGAAGCAAGACCTGGTGACGCCGCAATTTGGGGCGGTGGCGGCAGTATCAGCATGAAATCCGTCATGGGTGGACAATTTCAATCCATTAATGGAGAATCTGTGGGAATTAACCCCAAGGCAGCGGGTAACCTGACCGGCCCTAAACCGGCAAGCTACATGGCTGACCCCGATAACTTACAGGTAAGCAAATGAGAATACCCACTGGCGACCAAGACCGTGAAGAGTTCTATCTTGACCTGATTCAGAAGTGCCTGGTCAGCCGTGAAGAACGCAAGGTAGATTACAGCTCCTTGCGTAGCTACTATTTGTTTGGCAACGGGCCGGATGAACCTCCGGCTCTGTACAACAAAATCTTCCCGCACATTGACCAGCTCACCTCGTTCCTCTACTCAGCAGAGACAACGCGCTTCAGCATCCAACTGGGCGCGGCTGTCAGCGATACAGAGAACAGCAAAGTCCCCAAGCTCACCCGTGCGCTCAATGACGAGTGGCTCAACTCCAACGCTGACCAAGTGTTCTCAGCCGCAACCACTTGGGCGCTGTGCTACAACTCTTGCTTTGTAAAGCTGGTCATCAACAACGGTCTGCACCCCTACCTTGTTGAGCCTTCTTGCATCGGTGTCTTGCGAGAAGATACTCCGTATATGGACAGGCAAGAGGCGATAGTCCATACCTATTACATCACCAAGTCTGAACTGTTCGCCCGTCTGTACTCTCACCCCAAGCGGGACGCCATCGTCAGACGAGTCACCTCTACACAACATGAACGCACACCCGTTGCCAACGGTATCGAGCGCATCATCTTGTCGCAGTCCAACCCTACTATGTACGGTAACGTCAACCTTGATTTGGCTGGAGGCAACCGCTACAAAGCCATCGTGTCTGAAGACACCATAGAGATGACAGAACTGTGGGTGTGGAACGATGACATCCAAGACTATCAGGTGGTCACAAAAGCAGACCCTGACGTCATCATCTATGACCGACCAGGTGAGTCCGTCTTCATCAAAGGCGAGTTGCCTTTTGTGCAGATTGCTCCCAACCCACTGTACGATTACTTCTGGGGCGGCTCTGAGGTTCAGCGTCTGGTGTATCTTCAGCAGCTACGCAACAAACGCATGTCCGAGATTCTTGACCTGCTCAGCAAACAAGTCTCTCCCCCCACCGCACTCATCGGCTTTACCGGCATTCTTGACGAGAAGAACTTTGCACTCAACCGTGCTGGTGGCTTACTCGCAACTGACATGCCCAACGCCAAAGTGGAAAAGATGGCTCCCACTATCCCGCCAGACTTGTTCCGCGAGATTGGTGAGATTGATGCCATGTTTGAAGAAGCATCTGGCATTGTCTCTGTGTTGCAGGGCAAAGGTGAGTCTGGTGTTCGCTCTTCTGGTCACGCTTCTCAACTGGCTCGCCTGGGTTCATCACGGGCCAAGAAACGTGCGCTGGTTATTGAAGACAGCCTAGAGAAGTTGGCAACGCTGTATCTCAAAGCCATGCAGATATACGACAACACACACTTCACTGACATCAACAACAACAAGTTCATTGCTGAGCAGTTCACCAAAGATTACGTGGTGAAAGTGGACGCTCACTCCAACTCGCCTATCTTCATGGAAGACCTGCGCCAGCTTGCATTTAACTTGTTCAAAGCCCAAGTTATTGACAAAGAATCACTGCTTGACTTGCTTGAGCCGCCTATGAAACAATTGCTCAAAGACCGTCTGAAAAAGATGGAAGCTAAGCAACAACAGCAACAGGAACAGCAGGCTGAACAAAAGCAAGCGGCCCCTAAAGCTGAAGGCAAACCCGAACTGAAAAAGGTGGGATGATGGCTAACGTGAAAAACGCAACACCCAAAGCTGACCAGCCTAAAGTCAGTACAAAAGAACTTTCTCGCGGTGAGCAAACACCGAACTTGACATATCGCCAAACAGGGATTAAAACCTCAGGTGGGCGTAGTCAACGGGATTACGCTCGCAAGTAACTCTGGAGTTGAACATGTACAAAGCACACAAGCGCGGTCGCAAGACTCGTCGGTAATTCCCCCCTCAGGAATCGGGTGTGGCTTCCTTCCCGTCAAAAGGTCGCCGCCTTCTAACCATGGAGAAGACTATGCGTAAAGCTCGTAAAGGTCGTAAGAGCCGCAAGTAATTAGACGGGGGCAACCCCGTTTAATTGCGGTTTGACCGTTTAAAATTCTTTGAAGGGCTGAATTAAAATGCCCTTCACCTGTTGACAAGGTGTTTGTAAGTGGTTACAAACACACAAAAGGAGTTTTCATGGCTGTTCCGCAAGACAAACTGATGGAGTTAATGCGTAGCCCCCGTTCAGGTGGTGGTGGCGCTCCTTCCGGTATTTCTATGCCCAGTAACACCCCAGGCGGCATTCAGGGCGCAACTCCAAGCCCAGGCTCAATGTCTGATGCCGAAACTCCTCCGATGGCATCCCCCATGTCCACCCCCGAACCCAAGATGGGCAGCAAAGAAGCCGCCATGATTAACTTGGGCATGGCGATGGACTTGATCGAACAATCTCTCCCTGCTCTTGGTTCTGAAAGCGAAGAAGGCCAGAAGGCTCTCGCTGCTATTCGCTCACTCACTGGTGTGATGGGGCCACGCAAGAACAAGACAAACGAACTTCAGCAATCTGAAATTCTCCAGATGCTCCAGACCCTTCCTCAAGCCGGTGGTGCATCCCCTGAGGGCAAGGCTATGTCACAAGCACCGATTCCTGGTATGCCTCCGCAAGGCGGCGCACCAACTCCTCCCCCAATGTAAGGAACTATCATGGACTTGTTCAAACCTCGCGGCGCTGCCGCCCCACGCCGCCCCACTGACAACAATCAGCAACACGGCGTTATCGTCAACACCCCACGCTTTTCTCAACTCGGTGGCTTGAGCGCCCCTAACAAAGTTGGCAAAGCTGGTATGGCTGTGCAAAAGCCTGGTGACGGCAAAAAAGTCATCTAATTCGACAACAGAGGGTAATCTATGTCACTTGAAAACGTATCACTAGAGGCTCGTGATGAGCTGGCGGCACTCGCTCAGCAACTCGCAGAGAATCCAGCAACTCGCAAACAGTTCTTGCGGATGACCAAACAGGTCAAGCCAGACTTGCCCATTCCTGAATTGGACATGGAAGACTACACACACAAAGCTGTGACGCAATCAGAGCAACGTGTGCAAGCCTTGGAAGCAAAATTGCGTGAGCGTGATGCGGTTGAAGAACTCCAAAAGCGCCGTCAGTCCCTGATGAAAAAGGGTTTGATTGCCGATGAGAGCGAAGTCAAAGACGTAGAAAAGATTATGCTGGAGCGTGGTATCACCAATCACGAAACAGCAGCAGAGTTTCATCAGTGGATGAAGCAGGCAGCAGAACCAACCCCTTCCGGCTACAACCCCTCCGCAGTCAAGCAATTTGACTTGGGCAAGTATTGGAAGAATCCGGCTGGCGCTGCCCGTGATGAAGCGATGAATGCACTCAAGGATTTGCGTAAACCGCAACGTCCAATTGGGTTGTAAGAGGGTATTGGCGGGAATGAAAATTCTCTTTTTTACACGTTCGTAAGGAGGCCTTATGGCTATTGGCGGCGGCATCCTACCAGCTACAGGGTCATCACAGTTCAATGAACTGACCTACGTAACTCGTAGAGCTTTTATCCCCAAGCTGGTTGTCCAGCTTTATAACTCGACACCTTTGATGGCAGCACTGATTGCAAACAGTCAGCAAGCCAGCGGCGGTGTTTCTTCTGTAACCGTTCCTGTCCAAGGCGCACAGTTTGTGAACGCTCAATGGTCTGACTACAGCGGCTCGTTCGCTCAGCCGTCAGTCCAGCAAGGTGCTTACAACGCTGAATTCGACCTGAAACTGATGATTTCTCCTGTACCGTTCCTCGGTATGGAAGGCGCAGTTCAGCAAGATGCAGCCATTATCCCGTTGATCGAAGCTCGTATGAACGATGCTACCAACGTGATGATGGACGCAATGGCAACTGCCTTGTACAACAACACAACCAACACTCAACAATTCATCGGCTTGCCTGGCGCTGTTGACGATGGCACAACCTTGGCTACTTACGGTAACATCAACCGTAGCACCTACACATGGTGGAAGTCCAAGCAGTACGCCGCTGGTGGTGTTAACCCAACTCGTCAAAACATCTTGCAATACATCTCCGGTACTGTGAAAAACGGTGCAGAGATGCCTTCATTTGGTGTTTGCGGTTTTGGTACATGGACATTGTTGGCTCAAGACTTTGTTGGTCAAGAACAATATGTCATCACTCCTGGCTCCGGTTTTGATTCCGATTCCAACGGCCCTCAAGCTGCATTCCGTGCGCTGATGGTTGCTGGTGTTCCAATCTACCCAGACCCATACTGCCCAGAAGGTACTGTGTACTTCCTGAACACCAACTACCTGTCGCTCTACATCCACGAGCAAGGTTCGTTTGTGTTCACAGGCTTTGAGTCCACACTTCCTAACTGGCAAATTGGCTACGTTGGTGCTGTCTTGATGATTGCCGAACTGGTGAACGTC